TTAGTGGATGACGTGTGTTTGCTGCTACTGCAACAGCAGGAGCAGGTACAGGAGCAGGTACAGGAGCAGGAGGAGAAGCAGAAGCAGAAGCAGAAGGCATCTCATTCAGGGCCCTTGGATCATTGTTAGACATATCTATTCTAACGTAAAGGATTAATTTACCGTCAAATATAAAACTCCTCACGCTGCCGCTGTGAGGAGTTTTATATTGCGGTTAAATTAATACTGTATGGTATTGACGGTAAGAAAATTGAGTTATTTATAAGAAAGAAAGAGTAGCCACAACAATGCCTCTTTCTTGCGACGCACTCTCCTATGAGACTCTTTACGAATTGAATCATCTTCTTCTTTCACAACCGGAGTCTCATCCTCTTCGGAAAGAATCCGTGGATGGAACTGTTTCTGTTTCTGTATTCGAACAAGTTCTCCTCTTTCATTCCGCAGCCGGATATTCATTTCGTCGCATGCATTCTGATTTGGAATCCACCTTGCGTGCTGAAATTACGGAGCCTCGCGACTCCCTTTTCACAACGTTTGAAGTAGATAACGAGGCTCTTATTCCCACTCTGCTGGACCGATTTCAGGAACGCCATGGAGTCAAACTTGCTCGACAAATGGATCATCATCTGTTTATGGCCGGTGGTCGTAAACGGCTGATTGTGAAACTTCCCACTGGAATGGTACGTCATATGCTAGCCCCTACGGGCGGTCTCCTGAAAACAGTCGTCTCAGGGCCCGTCCTCTCGCTTCGCTCGATTCCCATGGTGGCTCGCTACGGAAACCTCCCTGTGAAGGATGAAGGAATCTATACATCTGTCATCGTGACGGAATATAAAGAGGCTCAGTATCCACTCGTACAAGCCTTTCATCATGCGATTGTTAGGGAAGTACTTGAAGCGGGTCCTCAGGGGATTACGGTCGGTCCTATTGCGGTCTGGGATTCGTAAAGTCTAAACCCGTATATAGATATTTTTTCAATGAACGGATTCTATGTATATGTAAAAACAGCAATAGGGGTAGGTGCAATTTTGGGGGGAGTTCATGGTCATATCTATCGAAGCGAACGAATGAAGGAAACTCTGACAACGCAAACAGCAGTCGTAAGTCTTATTCGAGACACCTGTGTCGGAGCCTGTCTCTATCCAGTTTTATTGCCGGTCTATATTGTTAGCCCTATTGTACCGGGTCTTTCAGAACGATTAAAACAGTGTCCTTTTTCTCCCCCTTCTAACAAAATTGAAAACCCACCACGTCCTTTGAAATAAGGTAAGATGAATACTGTCACAGTTACAGGCTACGCCAAAGTTCTCATTACGCTACTGAAGGAGGGAGTTCCAGATGATCGATTGAGCATTCTCCCCGATTCACAGTCGGATGGATATTATGTCAAATTTGACCAAACGACAATTTCAAACAAGGTGAATTGCTATATTTCTAACACAGGTCTAGCTCAGTATCTGACTCTCTTCTTTGAGACACTCTCTAAGGATACTATGAAACCGAAGAATGTTCAAATAGATTGCCCGATGTTTCCGAGTGTTATGCTACATCTTGAGACTATGCCTAGTTATCTTCCTCTCTTGCTTGCTCAACTTGAACTTCTTCAAGCCGATTGGCCATTTGAAACGGTGGCCATTGCGGATTGCCATGATGAATAATCTCTGCTGTTTCCAACATCAGAGATTGTGCCCCTTGACGGATTCGCACCGTCGGCCTTTTCTTTACAAGAGAAACGCTCTACTCCTGAGCTAAAGGGGCTTCATCGGGGACCTGGATTGTTTTTTCGCTCGTTTTCCGCGATTTAGAAGACCCGTCTTTTGCTTTTGCTTTTGCTTTTGCTTTTACTTTTACTTTTCTTGCCGTAAAAACGTCTATTTTTTCTAGAGTTACGACCCCCTTGCTGAACAATACATTCTCTAAAAATATATCCGTAGGCTCCTAATTTAGTACGGAGTGCTGTAAATTGAGAATGTAAATCAACATTAGATGCCTCTTCCTTAAATTTATATTCATCGTCTACGTATTTAGCGAAATGGTCTCGGAATGCCGGATCGACTTCAGAGAGTAAGGTTCCTTTTCCTTTTCCTTTTGATTTTATTTTTTCTAAAAAATAATTAATTTGGTTTTTTGCTAATTCCATATCCTTCTTTTTTCCGATTTTTTTTAGATCATTTGGTAAATCGCTATACTCTACTTCAGGAGAAAAGAAAGATCCGTCTTGTAAAAGTACAACCTTATCTGCGTAAGGTCCGTCACTAATGAATACTTGAATAGGAGCTTTATACACTTCTCTCAATTCATTATATCTGTTCTGTAAAGTCTCACTAATAAGTATTTTTTCACCACTTTCTGATTCATCTGTACGCCCATATAAAGTACAAGCAGTTCCTTCAGAATCTATCCAATCAGGAAAACTCTCAAAAATACTGTTAGAACCGCAATCAATAGGGTTTTTTAATTTATCCAGGGAGGGTTGATGATTTCTATTTTTCGGAATACACGGACCTTGCTCTAGTAAGTTAAAGGTAGTCCCACAGGCTGTAGAGATTCTATCCCTAAAAAAAAAGTTAAATTTAAGTGTATGGGCTAAATAGATCCCATGTTCAGGATTATGAAATGTAATTATAATACAGGGAGTAATACCCCATGTAATAATACCTTTGCCTCCTACAGGTTGTATATCATATCCTTCTTGACTTACAGGTTCAAGATTGCTGAGTTCTTCAGAGGGTAGAAATCTTGTAGGTATTTCAGTCGGTGTTATTTCATTCAGGTTCATTCTATAGTCTACGATGAAATTGAATTCGGTATTTTGTTATCTAACATAATGATTTTTTCGCGTTCTCTTGCCTCCCATTCCCATGCCCATGCTTCCTACTCCCATCCCTATAGGATTCATAGGAGCAAGAATCCCGCCCATTTTTGGTGTTAACAGGGTCCCTGCTCCCGATCCACTCAAAAAAGTATTGGATTCAGAGCGACCAAATTCGGCAAACTGTATCTGAAATCCAACGACACATTCTCCGGGACCTATTTGAGCCTCTATTTTGGCTTTAAGTTGATTGACTACATCATCCATTTTCTGGTTCATTGAATCACTAGGTCCTCCAAAGATTCCGACGATGCCGGCTACAAATCCTCTTGCTAAGGACACGGCTTCCGTGTGATTGGCGGTCACTAATCGCTTTACTTCCCACTTATTCTGGTCGTACTGACTGGAGGTGGCGATGCTCATCTTAAAGAGACCTCTGATTTATTTTTTCCGAAGAGTCTACCGTCAAATATAAAACTCCTCCCCCTCGGCAGCTTATTTGCTTCGCTAACGTTTTGCTGCTGCTGCTGTGAGGAGTTTTATATTTGACGGTACATAGTCTCGAATTTTTAATCCATAAACACCAAATTTGCCAATCCATTTTCAAACCGAATCCAATTTGTTCCTACAAAAAAGACGGACACGGTCCATTCTCCATCAGCCGATCCACCTGGAGGCGACACAGTCAAGTTAAGTCGCATATCGACACGACTCGCATTGACACTCCCTGTAGGGTGAAACTGGGTTGGTATCTTTGCAAAATTGTAGGCATAAATATAATTTCCGTAGGCTCGAATTCCTCCTGGAGTATTGATTTGGGCGGCTCGCCACCACCGTTCATCTTCGTCGGCCCAGACTGCGGTTCCTACCAAAAGTTGTGCATGTTGTAAAAGGGGTCTCTGTGGATTCCAAACAGGGTCCACTTCTGCCCGTAGGGCTCTTCCGTAATTAGTCCAGTCATTGGTCCCTTGATTTGCATTGCGTCTCAGGAAAAACAAGAGTTGCTTAATCGGACCGTTGACCATGGTCAGAGGCAATCCAATCTTGATGGTATTGGTCGTCGAGGTATTGACCACGTACTTAAGAGGTTCCGAAAAGGTGGTTTCCGTAATCGGATTCATAAGAATTTCATGGGGCTTCGTACGATACGCAGTACGAAGTGGTTCATCCATGTGGCTAACATTACATAGAACATCGGCTACTTCAAACGCCGGTATTCGGAGATCAATCGGAACTGTTTTGAATACACGAGCGGAGGTGAAACTGTAGTCGCGGACTTGGAAGGACTGGCCACAGGGAATTTCTTTATAGTCTTTACAGTCTTTTATAGCATTTAGTTTTCGAACTACGTCGGAAAAGGGACGAAGCGTAATATGAAAGCGAACTCGATCGGGACCAGAGCAGGACACCAGAGGAAAGGCTGTGTTGGGGAATTTAGAGAACCAGAACGGAAGGGTACAATACAGATATCCATCGTCGGATACTATTATGTTATTTTTGGTAAGAGTAGGCGTAGAGGCAGACAACTCGTCATACGCAACTCCTCCTGTACAATTGTTATGGGTCTTGTTCCAAACGTTAATCCAGTCGCCGCTGAAGGACTCGAGGATGACGCCGTCCACTTCCATTTCGGCTCGTTCAATGGCAATTGTTCCAAGACTGTTGGCCCAAATCCAAAAATTGTCGGGATCAAGAAGAATCCAATCGCCTATTGCGGGACCTATATGTTGAAGGACGGAGGCGGGAAGCCAGGATTGAGGTTTGAGTCGAAGGGTGACGGAATGTAAAAAATCGGCTTCCCAAGGCCAGGGAACCGACAATGTAATCCGCTGTCCCCAGGAGGCTCCGCCTTGAAAAGGCCAGGCTACCGTTTCTTGCACATAGTTTTGATAGGGGGTTGGAACGGCTTGAAACTTGGTGGTTTCGGACGTGGCTGGGTAGACAAACTCGTCGAACGCGGTTCGATCCACAAGGGATACTATCTTTTTCAGTTCACCAACGGGTTTTTTTTCAGCCGACATAGCACTCTATACAGTCATTGGATTCTGGTTTAGGCTTTGCTACCGTAAAGTATTAAATTACGCACTTGGGTAATTAATATTTTAAGATAAGATACTATTCCCTTTCTATTCTGTTATGATTCTAGGGAGATTCTCCCTTTAGGGGTTTCAAAAGGGGCGAAGCCCCTTTTGGAGGGGGTAAGGGGGTACCACCCCCTAATTGGTCCACTGCTCCGTACATTTCATACAAATGTACTGAAACTTGAGATTCACGGGATCTGTCTTGATGTAAAGAACATCTCGTTCTTCTGCAGGAGCCTCCGCGACACCCTCCGTGGCAGCCTTCTTTGCACAGCCTGTACAAGCAGGGGCTTTGGGGCCTCGCAAGTGAGGCAACGTCGGATCAGCAAGCGTAAACGCGTTCACGGTTATGCCGGAGGCGGCTCCGTTGGCAGAACTTCCTGACCGAAAATTTGTTTCCAAAATAAGGGCTTCTTCGGAAGACTTGGGATCCATTGGCTTTTGGAAACTACAATTTTTACATACATGATGGACTATCGTTGTATTGGTCTTTTCTGCCTGAAGATAAAGAAGATTTCCACACCGAGGACAGAACTGCATTGTATTACTAAAAAGGGATATATTTAAGTATACCTTCAATTTTAGGGGGTGGCACCCCTCAGACCCAGGGGGTGGCACCCCCTCAGACCCCCACCAATAGAATTCTAAGAAAGGTTTTTGAAACCACACAAAATATATACTCAACGGTAAGAGGGGTCTGTAGAGAATCCCTAGTGGGGGTTGAAGGGGGTGCCACCCCCTGGGGGCTGAGCCCCCTACGAGGAGCACATCGTACACTCCTTTTCTTTTTCCTTTTCTTTTTGCTCTTTTTCTTCCTTGATTTGACTCATCCCGATTGCCTTGACCGGTTCAATTGTAAACTTTTGAGCCGTCGCAGCAGGTCTCGTACGAAGGTAGTACATACCCGTCTTCAGGCCCTTCCGCCAGGCATAGATGTGCATAGAACTGAGTGTCTTAAAATCGGGATCCGCCAAGAACAGATTCAGAGATTGACTCTGGCAAATATAGGCTCCTCTGTCTGCCGCCATATCAATCAAAGTCTTCTGCTTGATTTCCCACACCGTCTTAAAGATACGCTGAATCTCCTCTGGGATACCAGGAATTCCTACAATCGACCCATTGTTGCCGATAATTGCATCCTTTAGTGAAGGCGTCCAGAGTCCCTTGTCGAAGAGGGCTTTGACAAGGTGCTTGTTAACCACGATGAATTCACCTGCCAGCGTTCGACGGGTGAAGATATGCGTGGCGTACGGCTCAATACATTCGCAGTTGCCAAGAATCTGACTGGTCGAGGCGGTTGGCATCGGTGCCATAAGGAGGGAGTTTCGCAGGCCAACACTACCAATAAACACTGCGAGAGCGTTCCAGTCAAGTCCTTCATCTACCAGAGGGTCCACATTCCAAAGATGAAATTGAAACTTGCCTTTGGAGGCCGGGCTTCCCACATAGGTTTCATAGGGGCCCTCATCGAGAGCCAGCTCTGCACTCGATTCTAGGGCTGCGAAATACATGTGAGCAAAGATACGTTTATTTAGGAGTCTAGCCTCCTCTGACTCCCATGCAAGACCAAGCATCGCAAAGACATCAGCAAGCCCTTGGACGCCCAGGCCTACCGGTCTGTGTCTCAGGTTGCTTCGTTTTGCTTCGGGGATCGGATAGTAGTTAATATCAATAACGCGATTCAGATTCTTGATAACGAGTTTGGTAGTACGACGGAGAAAGGCGAAATCAAAGGCTTCGTCCTTCACGAAGGCGGGAAGGGACAAGGAGGCCAGATTGCAGACAGCTGTTTCATTCTTGTCAGAGTATTCAATGATCTCTGTACAAAGGTTGGATGACTTAATCACGCCCAAATTCTGCTGATTGGACTTGAGATTGGCCGCATCCTTGTACAAGAGATAGGGGGTTCCCGTCTCAATCTGGGATCCCAAAATCTGAAACCAAAGCGCCTGTGCCTTTACCGTCTTACGACCCCGTCCCTCGGCTTCGTAGTGTTCATATAGGGCCTGAAACGGCTTGCCCACCAGATCGGCAAGACCAGGGGCTTCGCTCGGGCAAAAGAGAGTCCACGTACTATTGGCAACAACGCGTTCCATAAAGAGGTCCGGAATCCAGAGACCGTAAAACAAGTCGCGGGCCCGCTCCTCCTCCGATCCCGTGTTCTTCTTCATTTCAAGAAAGTCCTCGATGTCCGCGTGCCACGGCTCCAAATAAACTGCGAAAGACCCGTTTCGCTTGCCTCCCCCCTGATCTACATACCTTGCGGTCGTATTGAAGACACGAAGCATGGGGACAATTCCGTTGCTAACGCCACCGGTGCCTTTGATAAGTGCCCCCTTGGCTCGAATATTGCTAGCGTGAAGTCCAATTCCGCCTCCGTATTGACTAATCAGGGCACAGTCTTCCAGAGTCGAGTAAATCCCACGAATCGAATCCTCCTTCATGGCAAGGAGGAAGCAGGAGGAGAGTTGAGGACGCTTGGTGCCGGCATTAAAGAGCGTCGGGGTTGCGTGGGTAAAGACCTTTCGGCTCATCAAATTATAGGTTTCAAATACCTTTGTAAGGTTCTCACCCCAGAGACCGAGGGCCACGCGCATCCATAGATGCTGAGGCCTCTCTATTACAACGCGATCCGTATCACGGAGCAGATAGGCCTTCTCCAAAGTCTTGAATCCAAAGAAATCTACAAGAAAGTCTCTAGCATAGTCGATATGGGCTTCGATTTCAGTCGCGTGTTTGCGAATGATCTCTACATAGGTAGGGTCCAGGACGCTTGCATTAACACCTACCTTGTCCTTGACGGCATCGAGTCGCTCTGTGGCTTCCAACAACGTCGCAGGCGTGTTCTTCTGATGGTTGCTAATTGCAATGCGGGCGGCCAAGTCGGCGTAATCCGGGTGCGTGGTGGTCAAGGACACCGCAAGATTGGCTGTAATCGTGTCGAGTTGTGTCGTCGTAATCTTGTCGACAATATTGGCAAGCACCTGTTGAGTGATTCGCGCCACATTGACGGAGAGACCTTGGGCAGCCTTTGCGATACGCTCCTGTACCTTATCAAACGCGACTTCCTCCAACCGACCGTCCCGCTTCACCACAAACATCTTCTGCTCTTCGGAATTCATTTTGTGAAACCGGATTTGCCGTAGTTGTCTCTTCATTTTTTTACAACGTACTATCAAGATGATCGCTGCCCTGACACTAGGATTTGCCTTGTTTGGTATTGCTCTTGTTGTATTCTATTTTTATAGTTTGTATCTGCGACGACGGGTGGAAGGATTTCATGACGTGCCGAACTCCTTGTTTGTGCCCAAAGTAGCTCCCGGCGGATACGAAGAAGCGTCTCCTCTTTCGCCGGGACCGGCCAATAATGAACTCACGGAAAAAATCATAGCAAATGCTGGATTACCGGCTATGTCGATGGCGGAAGCAGAGGGAAATTGGGCGAAAATGACGTCGGAGCGATGCTATCGCTCGGACAAGGGGGAGGCCTTGAAGAAAACTCGAAATTATCTTCAACGCACCAACAATTATGTGAGAGAGCACCCGGACGATTGCTCTGCTCCGAATCACGAATTCGTGGGGACTTTTTACAAACCCTTTGACGGAGTCGGAAAGACACCCGAACGTGGGACGGATATGCCTCCGTCTACTTGTTTGAGGACCTAATGGTCCACATGTACCGTCTAGTATAAAATTACACCTCCACCCTACCGCTCCGCTGTGGGTGGAGGATAATTTAATACTTTACGGTATGGGGAGGTACTCCAATCAAATGCCGAGACGGAATCCATTGACTGAGACTTTTTCTTGTATAGGATTTCAAGTGTTCTGGGGCAGGGCTTTTATAGGGTTTGAATTGCTCTGGAACATGTTTCATTTTAATGGTCTTGACCCGATTTTTTCTATTCCCATAAACTTTCCGTATAGGATTTGAAATCGTATTCGTATAAAAGGTTCGTCTTGGAAGCGTATGAAATACGGAAGTAATTTTGCTTTTGGAAGGTCTGGAAAGAGTTGCTTTTAATGGATTCATGATTGATACGGTGCTCATCTTATCTAAGAAGACTTGACAGAATAAAAATTTCTGTCAAGTCTTAAACCCAGCGTACAATATTAATTTATAATCCTTTTGGAATATAAATTAATACCGTCAAATATAAATTTACATTGCGGATACTCTACGATACCCTGTAAAGAAACATGACAAGTCGGCCGAATCCTGTTTATTTTTTGGTAAAATACTATCCGGATTGTTATACTGTTTTCTCAGCTGGAACTAATCTGAATACTATTTCAGATATACATCTATGCCAAATCCTACGATATTATCCAGAACCGTCTGTTAATTTGACGTTTTGGTTTCGTTTGTTTCAGAGACAGGCTCGGCGACATGTTCGCCGTTGCCGTTGGCTACGCCAACTGCCTCAACTTCGGTATCGGGAACTACATGGGAAATTTCCTCCCTATCCTCGGTATCTCGCCTAGGAGTTTCCACTGATGGTTTTCGTTCCAAAAGAAGAATTTTTGGTTTGTACGTCCCTACTTTGCGAGCTGTTTCAACCGCCTCCCAAAATCGAACATACCCTGGATATCCTACAGACTCCCACCATCTTCGGTTCCGCATTACGGTTTGATGCCCCCAGTCCTTAATCGTCCAGACAGAGGATTCGTGAACCACAGAATTGCTTGGGGTCCAGGCCATTGCTGACGCATATCCCTCTTCTGTAGTGGAGAAGAGAGGACTGTATTCGTACACGTAGTCGGCGGGGGCCGTTTCAGGAGTCGGAGCAGTCACACAAATTACGCCCATCCAGGGATGTTTACCAAGGGTTCGAAACTCTGGTGTTACTTGCTCCTTCGGTTTCGCTGTAAACTTAATCTCAAAATATTCCACGGCTTCTACATCACAGACTTCTGCCTGTAACTGCATTTGACTGTAGTACTGAAGAGGAATACTTCCCGTTAGTTCACGACTTGTAGGACACTTAAGTTCAAGCAGGTTGCCTTGCTTCGGACCGTCCAGAAGAAGACCGTCAGGACTGGCTCCTAGCCGGGGAAGGGTGGGATGACGCACCCGTCCCAGTCCATCAAAGACTTTGCCTTTTGCAAAGACTCGCTCAAATACATCGCGGGCCACGGGCTCATATCTCCAGCCCCATTTAAACGCAGAGAGCCCTCCTTCTTCAGAGGTAAGAAACACCGTGCGAGACTCTGTCTCTGTGGCTTCATCTATAAATCGCTCTACAGAGCATTTCTTCGCAACTACAGAATTAAACTCACTAGGCGTTCCGATTCCTTCACAAACAGCTCCGAATTCATGTCCCGATAGCATCTCGCGTGATTCCGCATGCCACTGGGCTGATTTTTGAACGCTTTGAGGGAGGGCTGGTAACCTACTGACGGGCTCCGGATTCTGTTTCAACGTTTGTAAAGTCCGCATTCGCTCAAATAAATAATGTTCGTAATAGAGGCCTCTAAGAATCATTAAGGCGTCATTACGAGCTCTCACTGTATGAAAGGCTTCCCGTAGAAACATTTGGGTCGCTTCTTTCATATCTGTCTCCATCCACTGGGCTAGGTCCCAATCGTCGCATAGAGTAGGGGGATTCGCTGAAATCCAATCTTCAAACCATGCAACGCAGGCCGAATAGACCATCTCTACTGATTCGGTCATATTTAAATTTATAAGGAGTGAATCCTTTAACTAGTCGGCTGAGTTCTTTTTGGTGGGTCTCACAATCTCAATTTTGAACACCGCATTTGCAGTTGGATCTCCAGTTCGTATGATTTTAAGTCCTCTAACCGCTGAAATCACTCCATTATCATATACAATCTGTTGTTTTGTATTCAGGAGTTTCGCATCATTTGCTTTAGTTAGCATTTTAAATAGATTCTCACGTTCTTGGACTTGGAGTCCTGGATAGGCTTCTGCAAACGCACGAAATTTTTGAAGACGAATGCCTCGCTCAAGACGAAGCCAAGGCTTCGTCAGCAACACTGCTGCAGATTCAGCAGCAAAATACTGTTGAATCCCCTTCTCCTTGGGATTTTCTTTTGGGGTTTCTTTGGGACTCGTCTGAGGGATCTCCTTAGGGCTCTCCTTAGGGCTCTCCTTAGGGCTCTCCTTAGGGCTCTCCTTGGGGCTCGTCTGAGGGCTACTCTGTTCAGTTGCATGAGAAATAGTAGAAGTTTCTGAACCAATTTCTTTGGGACTACTCTGTGAAAAATCAATTGTATTGATTTCTACTGGTACTGTTGTTGCTACTGTTGCTACTGTTGCTACTGACTCGCTTACTTCCTGAGAAGGAGAACTAGTACGTTTCGTGCGTCGCATTGTTTTTTGTCGGAGCATGACTATTCTAATTTAATTAAGGGGTGCTTCGTTTAGACTGCTCTTCTATTTCTCATGTGATCTATAGAATGGACAATGACCGTTGGGCTACCTTTGAACGCGACAGAACTGTAGGTGTTCCAAGCACGTTTGATCCCACTTCAGGGCCAAATTGTTCTGGAGTTCGTATTCGCAGAGAAGTGTTAGCAAGAGATTCAATTAATTCGCGGGCATGGGATTTTTTTCATGCCACCCCTCCGACCCAGGTTAGTTCCGAAGGACTTCGGACCAAAGCAGGACCTCTTCATATGGATATGATGCCAATATCCTCCCGAATTAACACAGTTCAATACAGGATTCAACCGTCGTATATGCCAGATCCTCCTCGAGGGGCTACAACAACAGCCTCGTTAGGAGTTGCTCCTGCGGCAGGGGCAATTCCTACACCTCCTACAACGTTCTCTACTAATCCGTATACGCAACGCCTTGACGCAGGGGGCTCCGATTCTCGGAATATGATTCGGGAATTGCGTTCGGCGGTTCAAGAGGATAATCGTGAGTTTCAGACCGATGTGGGGCGGGCTTTGGCATCCAGACAATTTACGGATCGCTGGTTGCCTCCTGTGGCGGCGACGGACGCGGGCTCCCTCCAAGCCTATGAATTACTGCGACCGAAGCAGGATGATTGGCGGACGACAGGGTGAAGGGTATACCGTCGAGTATAAAATTAAGCCTTCTACCCTTTGGGTAGAAGGCTTAATTTTATACTGCGGTTACGTAAGGATTAAATTACGGTACTGCGGTACTGCAAAGCGAAGCAAAGCTACCGTCGAGTATAAATTTACGCCTCCTCTCCTAGGCCGCTTCGCTGTGAGGAGGCGTAAATTTATACTACGGTAAGCAAAGAAGTACCGTACAGTATAAAAATTGATACAACCAATGAATACGAGGACCATTCAAAAATGACCACAATTGTAGTTCCAACACGTTATACCAGTGATCCTGAAGTACTCCTCGATGTGGCAGAGCGACAAATTGTTACCAATCTTTGGGATACTTATTTTAGCCAGATTCTTGAGGCCCTTCTAGCGGATCCCTCTGTCTCTGACCAGGTGAAGAGCCGAGAGAAAGCCTACGCAGAGGTTCGACCCCTACGCCCGAATCGATATCTGACAGATCCTGGTGTCCTGAATAACCAGGAGGAATCGGTACAAGTACAATCTCAATGGACGGAGTATTTCCGTCAAATGAATGCGGTTGAAGAACGGTTTCCAGGGCCTACTGGATTGATATGGCATCCAGTGGCTTCTTCTATTCAAACAACTGCTACTTTGACAGCGGCAGCGACAGGGGCAGGGGCTGAGACAACTATTATGACAGAAGAAACTCCTGTCATACCGTAAAGTATTAATTTACGCCTCCACCCTTTGGGTGGAGATGTCATTAATCCTTACGGAACCGCAGTATAAATTTACGCCTCCTCACTGCGAAGCGGTGAGGAGGCGTAAATTTATACTCGACGGTAGAAGAACTTAATTAGGTTAATTGCGTCTGCTTTTTCTATTTTTCCTTCTTCTCCTTCTTGATTCTGCAGTTCTTGTGATTGCTACTACGGCCTTTGCTTCCGTTTCTGCCGTTTCTGCCGTTGCTGCCGTTGCTGCCGTTGCTGCCGTTGCTGCCGTTGCTGCCGTTGTTGCCGTTGCTGCCGTTGCGGCCGCTGGAATCCTCGGTGTAACACGTACCGGTGTTCCAGTCGCAGTTTGATACGAGGTTTGAAAACGACATCCTTCCAAGGATCGTCCTCTTCTATCTGTAATACTCGGAAAAGCGGTCATACGGGTGTAGTCCAGGATAGACTTGGTAGCCGTATCGATACGAGCGAAGATCACATCATTGTTTTGCGGAAAGAATCTAAAGGCCTTTTCCAGAAAGCGAGAATGGGTAAATATCACGGCTCGATACACGGTAGATCCGTCTTTTTCAACACGAGTGAAAAAAGGAGCCATTCCGGTAGCTCCTAGGCCGTGAACCCATTCAAGAAACAAAGGCCAATTAGATTTCGATGCAAGGCTGACATCCCCTCGTACATCGGTTCCTAGTTTAGCTAGAATAGGAGGTCCGAGAAGAGGAGCCTGTTTGGCCTGTGAGAGAGGAGTTCCAGCATAGGAACTCCCTGTTTCTGCAATATGGGGAAGAATATGAATAGACTTCTCTTTATCAGAGGCTAATTGATAATAGGCTGTCATCTGAGCCCGAATCATACAAGAAGATCCAATTGAATAGTTGTCATCTCCAAATCGAGCTCGTATTGCCTCTTCTAGTACAGGTTTTCGTTCTATACAAAGATCAATTCCATAGTGCGTAAGTTCAGGATCCGGATACAGCATTGCGGTAGGCTTGAAAAGAGAGGACCAGACATTGGCACAGGATAGTCCATGACGCACAAACAACACTTCAAGAAGAACCATCTATAGAGTTGTGAGAAATTATCCAAAGTTCACTGTTACTTCACACTCATGAATATTCACCTTCTTCATAGCCGATTGAGTCAGTTCGCACCGCTTCTTCCGACTCTTCGGCTCCGATTCATGAGATACGGCAGAAGTATTGGATACGGTTGAGGTAGTCGAATCTGTATTGCTACGACTGTAGTGATTTTTAAGAGTAGCGTTCATATCCTTTTCTACAATGTCGCGATGCTCCGTTAGAAACTCAAGAATCTCTTTTTCAATAAACCAACGGAAAAAATTCAATTGACCGACCGTTGTCTGAAAGGGCTCTACATCACGGGCCTGGAATAGAATCCGTTCCCGACGGCAAAAAGGATCAAAAAGACGTTTACTGTACGCGTTCAACTCACGTTTATAGTTAAAGTATACTAGAAAATGACGACCGGCTTGAGGAAACGAGGTGTTCATCTTCTTAGCATAGTTCGTGACGAAATAATCGACTAGACGAAGACTGATAGGCGATGTTCCTTTTAGAATTGGAAGTAGTTTCTCCAGATGCCCGGATTCACTATAAAACTCCTGAAGCCAACTGACGACCTGATCTTGCTTACATTGAACACGATTCTTAACCGTAGTCGCACGACGTTCAAAGGTAGGAGGCGTATAAGACTCAACAGTTGCTAACGCCATAAAGGATTCTAATCATGGAACTGGCCTATCATTTAGACCTTGGAGAACGGTACCGTCGAGTATAAAATTACGCTAGAATCTCCGGAATGAATTTACCAATCTACCGTAGGGAATGCCGGCAGTCATACTCAATGGACGGCCATACAATATTAATATAACACCTGCGGATCGAATTCGGCGAACACTTTATTTCCAAAATGGCTCTACCCAACTGACGGCTGATGAGCGAACGTTGCTGGATGATCTTGGATTTGACCCGATTCTAGAGTTGTCGCTCCGAACTCATCTTCCTGATTTTTTTAATCAACTTCCGAAATGTCAGAGCAATACAAGTCTAGTATTGGATAACAGTTGCCAAATTCCACATTTTATAATGTGGTCCATTTTGTTTCATAATCATACCAATACATTGCGACGGATGCGTATAAATCGTTCCCGTGCAGCCACTTTGTCCCCTGGTGGAACCGCTACCGTTGCCTCTGCAACGGGAGCCTTGACACCGGTGTCTAGACCTCCCGGATCAATTTCAGGTCTATTTCAATTAATTGTGCCCGGTGCTAGACTTCCTCCTGCTCCCACAGGAACACCTCCTCCAGGAACGCCTGGATTGTTTCATGTATTAAGGACATAATGTAAAGTAGACGCAATATAAATGGAAGCCCTTACTCCCCCTCTGGCCACTCAGATCTTTTCCATTTATATTTGACCGTAGTTTCATTCTTTTACAATTGCGTATTTGACACAATTGTAAAATTCTAAGATGTATCATAGAGGATGCCACTGGCAGAAGCATTAGGATATTTCATTGAAAATAGTTCCTCGGCGATAACTACTCGTCGAGCATCCCCTTCCGGATACAATCCGAATGATATTCCATTATTAAAGGAGTTCAATATACTTCAAGTCCGAACTGGCACTATTCGGAAAAATCCTTCTTTAGGAATTAAAGATAATGATGATATTTGTGATTTCATGGAATGGATCGGTACCAAGAAACGTTCTCATCCAATTCCTCCTTTAGCCCGAAAGGTTCTTTGTTTGCTTCGGGCTCGCATTCTTAATAGCAATAGCAGTATCAATACGCCCAACCGTCTAAGGACAGGACAACTCCGAATCATTCAAGAAATCAATCAGATTTTAAAAGACGATGGGGTATCTGGCGTAGATGAACAACGCGGTACGAAAATAATTCCGATGAAACAGTGCTTTACAGAAAATATTGGATATGTTCGTCCTGTGATTGGAGGTGATCCAGGTGCAGGAGTAGCAGGAGTAGCAGGAGTAGCAGGAGCAGCAGGATCAACGGGATCAACGGGATCAACGGGAGCAAAAGGAGCAAAAGGAAAAGGGGGTCCCTGTGTAACCCATGTTGACTGTGGAAATACAATCGAATTATATAAAAAACTCGATGAACTACTTGCAGTTGTGGAGACCATCAAATCTATGAAATCGGCCGCTACAGGGCCTTGTCCAAACCTTACGGAACTCGAGAACCTTGTTAAATCGTTTCGAACTCGTATCGATAGTATTGAAACTAAAATAACACATGAAATTCATGAAAAACATGATTTATTAATGGTTGAAATGGAAACTATTTTACTAGAAATATCAAAAATCGTGAGTGTATTGCCTAGCAATATGGAAGCAGTCATAGCTGAAAAACTCGAACCTTTGCGAATTCTAGTGACTAGCATGAATTCTAAAATAGATTCTCTTACAAATTCCATCGGAATCATAGGAAATCTTCTTCTTCGAATTATCTATAAAGGAAACCCAGGACTAGGACATGGCTTTGCAGATCTGACGAGTACAAAAGATGTTCCTGCACTTCTTACAGAGATTGAAAAGGTTCTTGGCGGTACTGGTACTGGTCCTGGTACTGTTCCTGGTACTGTTCCTGGTCCTGGTGTTTCTACTACTGGTCCTGCTACTGGAGCACCTACTATTGTTCGCATGCTTCGAGAAATACAGGATATGTTAATGGCTTGTTGCGACAAACTAAATCCTACTCAGTTGCAATCTTTTGAAGAGTCGTTTGAAAATGTAATAGAACTGCTTTCAGAGATTCAATCCCATCAGGTATCTCCTGAAAAATTAAAAGAACTGCTGGATGACGCACTAGAGGAGATTGGGAAAGCCTTACACGAAATGCGAGATGAACTTAGCAACAATCTGGAAGAAATTTATGAGAACACCCAACAAATTCGCTCCAATGTCGGTAGTTTATCCGAAAAAGTAAATTCTCAAACAGAATTACTAGAGGGTCTTCACGACCAGATAGAAGAGTTGAAAGGGGATGTCCAGACATCAAGAGAAAGAATTATGGGCGACCATACGGCTCACTTAAATACTCTGGAAACTCAACTGGAGGCCCTTATGGAAATTGTCCGACAAACTCAGTTTACCGATGGGAAACTGGACCCTTTAAAAGCAGTCCTTCTTGCAAAATTAGCCGAATTAGATAGTCATATAGGGGCCCCTCAAGGAAATGCTAAAAACGGGAACACAATTGATGGACTCCAAGCACAAATTATAGCCTTAACAGAAGAGGCTGCTAGAAGAACTGGAGAAATTGAAAAGAAAGACAATGAACTCGTAGCAAAGAAGGCAGAGCTTACAAAACTAGATGCAGATTTAAAAAGTCTTACGTATAAATCTCAAGGTACTTTATCCAACAGAAATCGTACAATTAGCCAATTACAACGTGATGCACAAGCAAAGAATGAGAGTATACGTGACGTAAGAAGACAGATGGACGCCTTGAGCCATCAAATTGAGGAATTAGAAGGAAACTGTGATGGAAAACGGAGTCTGCTTGAAGAACTTCTTTCAAAAGTAAAACGAGAAGAAGAACTCCTTCTTTTTCTGATTGATTCCTACAAACGATTAATTCCTTTGGCGGGAGATGATAAAGAGACTTTTGGGAAGAAACGGAGGACCTATGAATCACAACTGGTGGCTAGCCAAACCATGAAGAACTCGTTAGAAGAAACCCTTCGAACAGATACGGGCCACGGAAAAGATCTGAAGAAAAAACTTCAAGATATATTTAGTGAAGCCTCAGAAGAACTCGCAAAACGAAACACCGACTATGTGAAGACTTTGGAACTTGTACGAAAAGATCATGAGTCGCTTCGTCTAAAATGTACAAAAAAACTCGCAGAATCAACAGACACGTCTGATAAACAGAAAGAGATTCTCCAAGAAGATATTAAATGGTTAACAAAGGAAAAAGAAAAATTACAAGCTATTGTAAAAGATTTAGAAGCAAAACTAAAAGCATGTGAAAGCAAGGGAGCCCCTACGTTTGATGAGGAACGAGGCAGACTAGAAGCGACCATTGCTGACCTGACTACAAGGCTTCAGGTTTGCGAAAGCAGATGTCCTCCTGCCCCTGCTCCTGCTCCTACTCCTACTCCTCCTGCTCCTGCTCCTACCCCTCCTCTTTTTGATCCAACTCCTCCTCCTCAGTTGCCTGTTGATCCAACTCTTCCTCCTGCTCCTCAGCCTACTCCTCAGCCTCCTGCTCCTGCCCCTGCTCCTGCCCCTGCTCCTGCCCCTGCTCCTGCCCCTGCTCCTGCCC